ATCTTTTTTCTTTTTGTTTAATTGCTTTTCTGCGATTGTTTGTTCTTGTACTTCTTCAAGTACTTCTGCTTCTTTTTTAGCAGGCCTTCTATCCGCCTTCCACTCTGATTTTGGAATAAACTTCCAATAACCACCTTTTACTCTTTCATCCGCATCAATATCTGATACTCTACGGATTTCATCTAATTCGTAACCTTTGGCTACTTTAATACATTTAATACACTTCATAGTTTTTCTCCATGTTTTAATTTAAAAATTATTTTAATACCATTAAGATTTCTGATTCTCTTAGTAAGGTATATTTTTCTCCATTAACTTTAACCTCAATACCCTGATGGTATGGTGGTAAAATTACTTCATCACCTTCATTTACACTCATTGGAATTAATGTTCCATTTTGTGTATAAATGCCAGGTCCTGCTTTAATAACTTGCGCACGTTTTACATCTTCCAATTTTGCACTATCTGGAATGATGATACCACCTGCGGTTTTATCGTTTTGTTTTTCTGATTCTTTTAGAAGAACTCTATCTCCTAATGGTTGTGCTACTTTGTCTGCCATAACTTATTTTTTAAAATTTACTTATATGTGAAAATGTTGATTGTAACCAATCGTTTATATTTGGAAAAGCATCTAACATTCGATGTTTTAATCCTAATTTTAGAAACGAATGCTTATCAAATTTTGGAACTGTTTCTTCAAATCTATCCATAATTTTCATACGAAGATTTCCACTAAAGTCCGGTTCTGATAATTGCATCAATTTACGATTTCTTTTTAAGATTTCCAAATTATTCTGAAATAAATCATGCGCTTTTGATTTCTTTGGTAGAGTTTCAATATACTCTAACATAGATTCAGTTGTATGAATAGTTTCTTCAGTTAATATGGGAAATGCTTTGATAATTGTTTTTGCTCCTAAACCCGTAATACCTTCTACGTTATCGGATTTATCACCATCAATCATCCTGAAATTAATAAAATTATGTGGATGAAATCCATATTCTTCTTTTACTTCATCAATGGTGTAAATCTTTTTCTTAGATGGGGAATATGCACTAACATCCTTATTTACTAATTGTAAGAAATCTTTATCCGAACTCATTATCACTACTTTTTCATTTTCTTGCTTCAATGTAGTAGCGATGTACGCCATAACATCATCAGCTTCAATTCCATCGTAAATCATAATGGTTACAGGTAGAGCAGATAGAAGTTCTCCCAATGCTGTCATTTGACGTTTCATTGAGATACTTTCTTCTTCAGGATTCATCTCAACGGTAGCGGCTCGATTCAATCTCATTTTGATTTTGTTCTTACCTCTTTCGGATTTGTATCCTGCGTATATTTCTTTTCTGCTGTTTGAACCCCCCTTACCATCGAATACTATTACAACTCGTGTAGGGTTAATTAATCGGATGGCGTAGCCGATACTTTTTAAAGTACCGACTATTCCTCCAATATGGTCACCATTCTCATTGAGATTTGGTGCGGTTGACCAAGAACGAATGAAGGTATTAAGACCATCAATAACTAAGGTTTTTGAATTACGATGTAAATCGCCAAACCCTTTATGTTCTTCATCTATTTGTTTTAGTATATCTAAATACTTCTTATTAATCTGACTCATTTGCTCCGTCCGTTGTTGATTCAACTTCATCCGTTGCCGAATTTGTTTTGTATTGTAAAATTGTTGCCTCACAAATCCTACGATAGATTTGGTCTTTTAGTTCTTCATTCTCTAACATCTTAGTGAAGTCTTTAGATTGAAATTTACTAATTTCGCCTGTATCAATATCAATGTATTCATACCAAGCTCCTGCTTGCTTTAAGATTTTAGCATCTTTCATAACTGCTAACCAACCTCCATAGTTATCAATACCTCTATCAAAGAAGATATCAAAATCTGCGTGTCTTAATGGTGGCCCCATTCGGTTTTTAATAACTTGCGTACGAACTTTGATACCAACAATTCTATCACCAACTTTCAATTGCCCCATACTCTTTAATCGTAATCTAACTGAACTATGGAATGCCAATGCTTTACCACCCGATGTTGTCCACGGGTCACCAAACATTGCGTTCATTTTCTGTCTTAATTGATTTGTGAATACTAAAGCGATTGATTGTCTACCAATCATATTGGTAATCTTTCTCATTGCTTTTGAAATGATAATTGCCTTATCAGTTGCGTAACCATCTTTATCATAATCAGCTTCCATCTCTTTCTTAGAAGATGCTGCTGCTACTGAATCGACTACGATTGTAACTAATCTATCTTTATCACCCGTTCTTACTTTCTCAATAATTGTTTCACACGCTTCGAAGATACCTTCAACAGTATCAACTGAAACGTAAAGTAGTTTTGAGATATCTACTCCAATTGCTTCTAAAAATTCTCTACTTACTGCGGTTTCCGTATCAATTAGTACTGCAACACCACCCTTCTTTTGGGTTTCTGCTAAGAGATGGGCGGAGAGCAGAGATTTTCCACTCTGCTCTAAACCCGTAATCTCACTAATACGACCAACCGGCAAACCACCATAAGGGCGATTCGAAATTGCTACGTCTAACATTGCGTTACCCGTAGATAACCAATCCTTAACGTTGGTAGGAGCGTCGCCCCCATCATCATCTAAGAAGTAGGCAATCTTACCATCCTTATTTTGTTTGTTTAGAGAATCAGCGAGGATACTCGCTAAATCTTCTTCTCTTTTGGCCATTTGTAACTAATTTTAGTTGTTGAATAAATCATCGAATGCAGATGCTACATCATCTTTTGGTGCTGCCGCTTTTGGAGCTTCTTCCTTTTCCCAAGGTAAATCACCACTAATATCAGATGTTCCACCTAAATCAACTGATGATTGTTTTGGTGCCGATACCTTTGGTGCTTCCAATTCTTCAACAACATCATCGGTAGCTACTGCTGCTGATGGGTTTAACCAATTCTCCAATACACCTTTTAATTCAGCGTAAGATAATTCTGAATATAATTCAGTAATATCTTTTTGGTTTTCTAATACACTTTGAATTCCTTCCGCTGTATCAGCTACCTTTGATTGAGATGGTTTAACACGAATGGTTGTTGTTGGATAAGCTGCATTAGATTCTTCTGCTGAAGTAATTTCTAATACGATATCTCTACCATTCATTGGGTCGGTGATATCTCCGTAATCCGGGTCAGCAATGTAACCTAAGATGTCTTGGTAAACGGTCTTACCAAATCCCCAAAATTTAACACCTTCACTTTCTTTACCTCTTACAATAACGGGTGCAAAAGTTCTTAACTTTGGCTCCATCTTCTTACCTGCTTTCCAATCATCGGTATCACCTGTACGTTTAAGTTTTTCTGCAAACTCAACAATAGGGTCAGGTCTACCAAACGAAATTGGAGATAGATAAGTTTTGTTGTTAATATTGTAGTGGAAGAATAATTCAATAAAAGGAATGTCCTTATTGAATTTGTAGGGAACTAATCTAATTTGATGTTTTCCCGGTGTTGGCTTCCAAAGTGAATCTGATTTTTTGGAAGTGTTTTGTAACGAATTGAATCGTTTCAATGCTAATGAAATGTCCATTTTTCTTTTGTTTTAAAGTTAATAATTGTTTTTAAAGTTGAGGTGTATATCGATATTACCTATATCTAAATATAACCTTTTTATCTTTTGTTGTAACAAATTTACAACTATTTTTCAATATTTCCAAATATTTTTGAGGTTTATTTTGCCCATTTTCCTCTTTGTACTAATTGGGCAATGATACCATATACTGATAAATCTTCATATGTATCTTGCACCGATTCTCCTACTTCATCTGGCTGTCCTAATACCACTAATTGCTTTAATCTTTGAACCTTATCATTGATTCTAAACCAAAGACCTGTAAGTGATAATTTAATATCTTCTTTACTTTCTAATGAAGTTCCTACTGAAATATTACCAGGTCCATAATTTCTTTGTTTCTTACAAAATGTTTCATACATTTCATTTTGAATTTTTGCAAACTCTGCCATCATTTCGGGGTAAATTCTTTCGCAATGTTCTCTTGCTGTTTCTTCTTTCATATAACTTATTTATCTAAATTTAAATTGTCTGCTTCAATTCTTTGAAGGATTATAATAGAACCTACGTTTTCTCTGATATTTGAAAAAGAATGAATTCTATATTCTCCATTTTGTCTTACAAAATCTAATACTGCATTTTGTAATTCCTTTTGAGTCCAAAAATCATCAATCATAATAAATTTAGCTTCTAATGATTTAGTTAACATTAGTTCTTCTAATAGCATATCGTATGTGTGAGTACTATCTAACCAAGCCAAATCAACTTTAACTCCCGTATTATTTAATTGAGTAAGTAATTGAATACTATTAATGTTCTGATAAAAAACTTTATTATCATCGTAGTATTCATTAATGAAATTTACACATCGCATTGATTGATTATCAGAATGCGCATCGCATGTAAATAATTTGAAATCATTTAACGTTTCATATAAAACGTAACTAAATGAACCATAATTGGTTCCTGTTTCTAAAATTGTAAATGGGTTTTCTGCATTGAGAAACTCTCTCATAAATGTAGTACCACGTCTAGAATTGTTTAGGTCATAATCTGAAATACCATCAATACTTCCGGCATTTCCTCCCCAACCCATTCTATTGTTAAGGCTTTCATTTATAAGGAATTCGTAAACTGGTCCTTGGTAAATATCCTTCATAATTTATTAAATTGTTTATTTTAACAAATATAATAAATTAATTCGGAATTTCCAAATTACAAATCAGATAAATTTAAATTTTTGAAAACTTTTGTAGGAATTTTTTTATATCCGTAATTGGATGTAGTAATAATACAATTTCTAAATTCATCCCAATCTAATTGATATGATGTATCCAATTGACCACCCGTCTTAGATTTAATAACTTCGTTTAAGGCGTTAATTGTATAGATGGTATTTGATTGTTTCTTTCTATGAACTAAAATAGTTTTCCATTGTGAATCTATTGGTGATGAACCTTTCTCCACATTAAATGTAATAAATAAGTCATCCTCCTTTAGTTTATTTTCTAATATAAAAATATTTGGATTTATTAAGACATAATTTTTTATTACAAATTGTAAGGATATATCTAATTCTGGTCTATATGTAAATAAACATAATAGTTGTGTATTCATTTTTAATCTTCGTCTTTAAAGTTTTTAATCAAATCTGGTTTGTGAGATTTAATATGTGATGGGTTTTGATTGGTAGGTGTAATACTAACACATCCATTTTTATCTACCGATTTCGAATAT